AGTAGCGGGATGAAGATGCCAGGTGCAGGCGGGGAGACCTCCGTGCCACTCATGGCCGTCGTGATCTGCTCGCCCATGCCGATCGTGTAGTTGACCTGTTCCTCAGACGCTGAGAGGACCGCGGCAAAGAATGGGCGCGGCAACCTGATCTGGTCACCGCCACCCACTCGAATGCAGAGGATTGGCGGGGTGTCCGTTTCGTAGTCGCCGAACATCGCCTGCAACTTGTCAACCTGCTCGATTGTGTCGGTGACGACGGTGAGGTCTACATTCTCAACGCCGCGACGTTGACCCGACACGAGCACACCAACACGGCGACCCTGCGGATGTACGATCCCGCCCTCAACAGGCCGCACAATCGACTGTGCGGCGCGTGAACGGAACTGCACGGTCGTTGCGCCGTGGGGATTCAACGGGTTATGCACCCACGTCTCCCAACAGTTCAACGTCACCGTTGTCTTGCCAGTCTCACCAAGAGACAAGCCATCCGCATCGAACTGCTCGGCCCAATAACTAACCGGCACGCCGAACGGGATCTCGAAGTCGATCCTGGTGAGAGCACCAGCGACCGGAGCGTTTACCGCACCGCGCACCTGATACTTACGCAAGCCAGTCGACCGATACGCCGTGACCTTCACCGTGCCCGACGCAAACGCCGTGAACAGAACCTCAGCACGAGGGCACGGATTCGCGCCCAAGTATGTCGTGATTTCCGGGGCACTCATAGTGACCTCAGAAAATGCGTAAAGGCCGCTACCGGGAGAAGTCTCCGTGTAGCCAGCCGTGGAATAAGTGCCATCTGTGCTGCCCGCTTTCATGCTTTCAGTTGGGTAATAAAGCCCCGGCAGCCCTGCTACAGGCTCAATCGAATTAGCCACACGGTTCCTCTCTTGTGAATTAGACCCATGCGCCCGAGACGTACGTCAGTTCGCCAGTGCCAGCAGTAACCACCGCGGCAGGAACCGTGAATGTCTTCGTTTTCGATGTGCTCCCAGACTCAGAAACCGTCACCACATAGGTGAGCGGCGCCGAATCAATAACGCCCTTCCACAGACCCGCGACAACCTGTGTTGCCGCGGTCGTTGTACCGCCCGTCTGACTGATTGCGAACGTCGGCGCCCCGTTTGGTGCCGTACTCGTGCGCGCGTCAATCAGCCACGGAGCCGACACCGTGCCAGCCGCAACAATCGCAGCAGCACCAACCGGGCCAACATCGCCCGAAGCAATCCCCGACACCACCACGTCATCGAAGTAGATAGTGCCGGTCCATGCCGACGCTGATGTGCGACCGAAACGTGCCTGCGTGATCGTGTCAGCGCCGAGCGTTTCGCCCGTCACCTGTTTGCGCTCAGTAGCAGTCGCCGAGTTCAACGGGAAATAGGCGAGATCCGCGACACCCGACGATGACGTGCCGCCCGGAGTAGAACCCATCTCGACGCGATACCACGTGCCCACCACGAGCGCGCTAGTCATCAGCGTTCCCGCGATTGCGCCACCCGTTGAGCTCGTCATCTGCAACTTGCCCGCTGCGGTAATCATCAGCGACGCCGACGTGCCCACAGCCAACCGGAACGCCGCAAGGTAAGTGTCGGACGTTGGTAGTGCCGTGGGGAACATGACCGACACCGCGAGAACCTGCCGGCTCGCAGCCTCAAGGTTCGCCCACGCCGCATACACTGCAACGCTCGCCGAGGTCGTTGTGACCGCGTACCCGAGCGAGCCATGAGCGAGTGCAGCAGTCGAGGCTGTGAGTGTCGACCCCGCGGGAATACTTACGCCAGTAAACGCATCCCCCGAAGTGCCACCCGACGTGCCCGCGGCAACTGCATCGCCGCTGTTGTACCCCTCCGCATTGTTCGATTTGATCGCCATTATGCGTTCCTTACCACGATGGCGCTGCCGTCGTCCTGATAGGTGTTATTGGATACGGTCAGGCCAGATGCAAGGCCGATAGCGCGCGCAAACGCAATGTCGGCGCGACTGTTGCGCCGGAACACGTTGTTCGTCACCGAGCCAATGCCGCCGCTTGGGTTCGTGTCCACGTTCATGTTGATCGTGTTGGCGCCACCACCGAGCAGGTTCCCGCGGATGGTCACGTCATACGGGACGCTCGTGATCTGGTTGAACATGATCGCCGACGTTGCGGTCTGATCCGTCAACAGCGCGTCGTAATACTTGTTGCCGTAAATGTTGTTGCCGGAACCGTCAACCTCAGCCAGGACATCCGCCATGACCTGATAGGACCCCGCGTACACCTGCCCGACATCGTGCGCATAATTGCCCTCGAAGTTGTTGCCGATGATCTGGTGATGAGCTCCACCGTGAATCTGGCAATCGTCGTTGTGCGTGGCGTTGTTCGAGTTCGTGAAGCTGGGGGAGAAGTAGCCAAGGTGATGGATCCACGACGCCTCAACGATGCAGTTGTCACCGAAGAAATCCACGCCGTCATTCACGCGCGTAATCTCACACCGCAACACATGGAAGTCGTGACCCTGCACCCCAGTGACGCCCGGTGATGGCGTTTGCGGGTTGAACGTGCAATCGATGAACTTCGCCCGCAAGACGCTCGCGTTCGTCGCATTGACCAGACCGCGCGACGTACCAGCGTCAACCACAGCCTTACCCGCGAAGTAACAATTCTTGAACGTGACATCAGCCGCAGCAACCGAAACCTCGCACTCAAAGCGCAAGTTTTCGACCGTCTGCCCCGGTGTCGAGAACGTCACCGACGTCGTGCTGCCATACGTCGTGCGCGCCACATCAGGCAGCACGCCCACCGTTGACGCGCTCGGGTAATACGTCTCAGACACCAAAGAATCACGCCCAGACGCCGGAACGATCGGCGCCGCACCAGTGAACGCCAACCACGCGCTACCACCCCACACCCGCACGTTCGCCATCAGGTCGCGTCCGGGTGTCGAATCCAACGGTCACCCGTCAACAGATTCACGTCATTCGGTGCAGTCGCCGTCGCATCATTCGTAGAAATGAACACCTGCCCAAACGCGCCAGTCCCACGCGCCGGCCACACACGCGATGACGAATTCCACCGAATCGCCGCCGACGCACCCGACGCACCCGCCGCGATCGCCCCCGCCACCTCCGAAGAAGCAGCGAGGGCCGCACGCACATCAGCAGGCAAAACCCCACCATTGCTAGCTACAAGAAAAACCGGAATAGCCAACGGGGGCTCCTTTGTTCAGTTATTGACATACGAAAGGTGGGACTAGCCGCGACGGATTCGACCGTCGCGCGCATCCGAGGCGCTTACCATCTGCTCCTGAATCATCATCGTGATCGGGCGACCGTCGATCGTGGCCGCGAACGTGGCGCCCGCAAGCGACACCTGAGTGGCGACACTGACCGCAGACGAGCCACCATTGCCAGGGTTCGGCGCGTACTGCGGAGACGATGCGTAACCGACCGTGCCACCCGTTGCGTAACCACCCAACCGGTCGGCGTTGATCGCCTTTAGCAATGGCCGATACTTCTCAGCCATTGATGCGCGGATGATTTCCTCGCCGTTAGAAACCCACGACAGGATCGAATCCGACGTGCCCGTGCCAGGACCGGTGATCGTTCCACCCTCAGCGTTGTACGCGGCACCAACAGCGCCATGAGCGGCGCCCGTCTGCTGCACGACCTGATTGATAACCACGTCACGACGACCCGGAATGTTATTCAGGTCACGAACGAACTGGTTGATCTTCTCAGTTGCCGCAGCAGTGTCGGCAAGGATCTCCGTCTGGTGCTCAGTCGGAAGGGCTAGCACCTTGTCAATGAGGTTCTGCACCTCATCAGCGTTGTACCCGGCAGCAGTAGCAGCCTTCTTCAGCTCTTCCCGACTCACACCCAGCGTGGTGATGTACTTCTCAGTAGCCTCCTTGCCGCCCATTGTCTTCCGGTCGAGCTCGTACTGAGCCTCAGCCGCAGCCTGAGCATCCGCAGCCACGCCCGCAAGCGCCGCAGCGTTCGCGGAACCAGCAGCCGAGGATTCATCCAAGCTCCGAGAAGCGTCATCCGCGGTCTTGGATATCTCATCGAGCGACTGTCGGAACCGCGCGTTAGTGGACACGGCATCTTGGTTCATGCCGTTCACTTCGTCAATGGCTTCCAGCAGCTTGTCGAGCGTGTCTGTCAGCCCACCCGCCTCGTCGCTCGCCTCAACATAGGCGTCGGCGGCGCTGCGTGTGGCCTCCGCATTCTTGTCGGTGGCGGCAGTGCCGTCCTCCATCGCCTCCTTGTGTGTCTGCCACTTCTCCCGCGCATCAGACAGCTCGCCCGACGTGCCGGAAATTGCGCCCTCAATGTCGGCGTAAGACTTCTGGACCATCGAGCTTTCGGACCCGAAGCCCTTCATCTGCTCACGCTGCGCTGCGATCTTGTCAGTGACGCTCTTGACCGCATCAGCCTCGCCCAGCGCCGCATCAGCCAATTCGCCGAGGCTGATCCCCATGAGCTTCGCAACCTTGTAAGCGTCGCTCTTCTCAAGGTTGTTCACTACCTGCTCACGGGTGTTCTTCGTGAATGAGCCCGTGTTGGCATCGAGCGAGTCGGTCAGCCCGTCGACTCGCGCCTTAGCTTCCGCCTGACGCGCGACCATGATGCTGATAACCCCGATCGCCAAGCCGACTGCGCCCGCCACCGCAGCCGTGGACAAGGCCACCTTGCCGAGGGAAATATTCAGGAGCTCCAAGCTTGCTTTGAACGCGGCAGCCTTTGGAATGGCAATCAGGAACGCTCCGCCAGCAAGGGCCACGCCACCGAGCACCAGGCCAGTAATCGCGACCGTTCCCTGCATCACCGGGTCCATGTCGCCGAGTGCATCCGCGAGCCCACCGATGCCATCAGCGGCAGCCGAGACAGCCGGGAGGAATACCTGACCGAATGAAATGGCTGCATCAGAGACACGGTTAGACATGATCTGAAGCTGAGACTCAACCGTGGCGTAACGCTTAGCGGCCTCGAGCGCGAGTGCATTGTTTTCCTCGAACGCCGTGTTGCCATCGCCCATCGCAGACGTGAAAATGTCCGACGCGGAACTGGCACGCAGCAATGCGTCACGCATGCGAACCTCAGTGATACCAAGCTCAGCGAGCGTTTCCAGCGTTGAACCGCCCTGCTTCTCCGCGTCACCAAGGCCCTCAACAAACAGGGACAGGGCCGCGCTCGGGTCGTTCTTCCACTGCTTCGTGAAGTCGGCAGCACTAACGCCCGACGCCTTCGCGAACATGTCGAGGCGGTCGCCACCCTCGTCCACGCTCGCGGAAATGTCGATCATCACCTTGGAGAACGCCGAGCCACCAGCCTCGGCCTCAATGCCCACCGACGACAGCGCCGTTGACAGCCCGAGTACTTCGCCCTCAGACAGCCCGATCTGCTTACCAGCACCAGCGAGGCGCATCGACATGGCGACAATCTCAGCCTCAGTCGTGGCGTAGTTGTTACCGAGCGCCACGATGACAGAACCGAGCCGGTCGACGTCACCCTGAGCCGTGCCCATGATGTTCATAAAGCGGGCGAGAGAGGTGGCAGCTTCATCAGCGCTGAGGTTCGTTGTCTCGCCGAGGTCGATCATCGTCTTCGTGAACGCCGTCACCGAACCGGTCTGAATGCCGAGCTGCCCGGCAGCCTCAGCCACCGCAGCGATCTGATCGTGCGACGCAGGCAGGGTCTTCGCCAGGGATCGTAGGCCTTCCTCAACCTTTGCAAGCTCGGCGGGCGTGCCCTCGACGGTCTTGGTAACACCCGTCCATGCCGTCTCCCAACCGATCGCAGCCTTGACCGAGAGCGCAGTAGCTGCGACCGCAACAAGACCGACAGCCATGAGGCCCTTGCCGGCTGACTGCATAGCCTGGGACTGCGCCTCGAGCTTGCGCTGCGCCTTCTCTGCTTCCGTCCCCGCCTTGGCCGTAGCCTTCGCGGCCTTGTCCATGCCCTGCAAATACCCCGTGACCTGCGCCTGCAAACTGACGCTAACTGTACGATCTGCCAAGGGGAACCTCCGTGTTTAGTTGTGGGACGCGCTAGAATCAGCGCATGACAGACATCGCGCAAAAGGCACAAACGACAATGCCAATGACGCTCATCGCCTTCGGGTTCCTGTTCGCTGCGATCGGAACCGCAATCGCCACGCTCGGATTGCTGGCGGGTGCCGTTCTCGCAATCAGCATTGGCACCGCGATTATCGGGACCGGCGCCGTGTTCTCATTCGTCGGCGCCTTCATGTACTTCGTTCGCCGCTAGTTCCCCGTGCTTCTCAACGGTCCAGAACGCACCGTTGAGGTTCGGCGGGGAATCCTTCGGGAACTCCGCCTTGTACCGGTCGATGTCGTCTAGGCGCGCCTTCTCCGCGTAATCCCAGAACGGACCCTGCGCCGCAAACCGCAACGTCGAGCCGTACTCAGTCGGTGACGCTTCGGGAGACATCGCCTCAGACAGCAATTGCCCGTGCGAGCCAATGCCCGCCTCGAACTCAGCCGACGCCAGCAGTAGGGTGCGCTGCTCATCATCGAACTCAGGCTCGCGACGAGTGACCGAACGGATGAGCACGCCATCGGCATACTCGTATTCGGTCGTCTCGGCAGGCTCCCAACCATTCAGCCGGCGATGAGAGACGCCGAGCTTCGTGGCAAGTTTGAGTGCCTGCCTTAGGCGGTCAGACTCGCCGATCGTTTTTTTAGCTCAGCCAACCGCTCAGTCGGCCCGTAGACATTCAGCGAATAGAGCGTGTCCACGATCGTCGTGAACTCGGGGCCGCTGATCGTGTCGAAAATGTCCTGCCACTCATCGGTGGGGGTAGGGTTCGAGCGCGTCTTCTGCTGCACGGTCAACGTCGTCAGGTCGTCGCCCTCGATGACATGCCCGTAAGCGTTGCCGTCAGCGTCAACGAACTTCGCCGCCAGCTTGCACGCCTCCACCAGCGAGTAGTGATAATGCATGTCAAGGATGCTGTTGGGGTTCGGCGGGCAGAGCTGCGTGATCTTCGCCCACGCATCGCCAGGAAGCCGCGTGAACCGCAGATCCACGAGCGAGTCAGCCTCAGCGTCAAGGATGGCGTCCAGCTTCTCCTGCACGACCGAGGCGGCAGTAGGTGCGCCCAAACGGTCGTCGTTCGACTTCTTCGCCTGCTCAAGTTCAGCGGCGAGTTCTTCACGCTGCTCGGAAAGGTCACGATTCAGCGAAACAGTCACGTCGAGAGTCGGTCGGGGGGCAGCCTTAGAAGCCGCCAGTTTTTCGGTGATGCTGGACATGATGAAATCCTTCACAGTTGGTGAGTCCACAGTTGGCGAGGTAGAACCCGCACGAGCGCCACTGTGGGGACGCTCGTGCGGGGGATCTGGTTAGACGACGAGCGCGACCGGAACGCCGACGATGCCCGTGATGGCCACCTCCTGCGTGTAGGTGAACTTGCCGCTGCCATCGACGGGTCCGGGGATCTGCTTGCCGAGAATGACGGGGATGACCCGGACCTTCTGCGCGGCCGTGGCAAGGGCGGTCTGTGCGACGCCGCGGCGCTCCACGAAGTAGCCCGACAGGCCCTCAACGAGAACGACCGAAGCCGAACCCGCCGCGACCGAATCGACGTACCCGAGGGTCAGCGAGGCCGTCGACTTGCCGAGGGATTCGAGATCCTGCGGGGAGGTCAGACGCTCGTCCGGGTTCTTCGTCTGCGAGCCGGTGAGAGCCCATCCGCCCGAGGTGAAGGAATAGGTCAAGCGGTACGCAGTCGCGGCGCCCAGCTCGGTCGAAGCCTTCGGAGCGAGGCGGTCGGCGATCGTGGGGACCCACCAAACGGTGAGCTGGTTGGTCTGGTCGGCGGCGGGGGGTCCTCCGAAGAGTTCAGCCTGGTCTGCCATGGGGTTTTCCTTTCGGTCATGCCCCAAAATGGGGTCGTTATTTCCGGGCGTGCCGGAATCACCAGCCGGTAGCTGGTGAAGTTATAGGGGAAAGTTAGGCGGTGGGCGTGGACTCGAAGCCCACTTCGGCGGTGTGGTAGCAATACGGAGGGACAGCTTCGTTATCGGTCTGCACTGAGGTCGGCGACGAACACCAGACAGCACCCGTGTACTCGCCCGTGATGGCTGGCGTAACACCAATGCCACCGACCACGAGAACGCCCTTGACCTTCTCGGCAGCCCATACCGCTTGCTCATACGTCGAGCCCACCGAATGAATCGTGAACCGCGGATGCTGCGTCACACTCGGGCCAGCTAGACGGTCCGAATCATCCGTGCCATCTGCCGGGTGAATGACCACGTAAGGCAACGAGATAGGCGACCCGTCAGCGTTTACCGCGAGCGTTACATACGTGGCCGAGGCGAGCGCTGGGACCGTCTCAATGCGGGATGCGAGCCAGTCAGTGTGAGACTTCATAGACCCGACTCCTTTAGTGCCTGAGCAATTGCAATGTCGAGGCCTGCCTTGAAATCGTCTTGGTTCTTCTCGAGAGCCTTCAGCAGGTCATTGTGAGGGGCGAGGCCGGGTTTGCCGTATTCGCGCAAGTTTCCGAGGTTTCCAGCAGTGCCGGGGCCGATCTTTTTCTTGCTGCCGGGGCGCGGCTTCTTGGTTGGTAGAACCTTCTCGTCGTTGTAACCGATCTCAGACTTGAACACGGAAGCACCAAACCCTTGGAAGGTTGTCACCTCGTAGTCAACGGCGCCGGCGAGGCGCTGCCATTGAGACGACGCCCCCTTCAGACTGTCCCTGGTGGCAAGCTTCACCTTGATCGACGTAACATTGAGCGCCGCGCGGATCTTGGGGCCGGTCTTCTTGGGGACTTCGCCGAGATCCGCCGCGAGTTGGCTCAGCTCGTCAAAGTTGAAGTCGGCGCTCATAGCGACACGACCGGGAAGCGACTCGCCGACACTTGGCCACCCGCAGCGAGTCCCTTGATGCGAAACGTGCGGCCCACAAGATCCTCATCGGGGGATGCCGTGACCGTCACCGTGTCATTGATGCGCACCGCCGACGCGAGGCCGGCAGGGAGCGACAAGATCACGTCCTGCGAGGCTAGAACCTGCCCCACAGGGGTTTTCTCGCTCACAACCATCGACGGGTACTTGAGACGACCCTGGCCGCTGTAATGGATCGTGAGCGTGTCCACGTATTTGCCGGTTGCGTCATCGAAGACGCTCGCCATAACGCCCACCGTGACCGTCTCGGACATGCGGGACTCAGCCGTCGCCTGAGCCTCGGGAAGATACGCCTGAACGTCTGTACCAAGGCTCACAAATACTCACCGCCCTCGTAGATCGGATTGCCGGCGATGTCCACGCCACACGAGCAGTAGAGGGCGCCGTACATGCTCGAGCACCACGGAAGGTGAGCGGACGAGAACCCCACCATGTCAAGTGCGAATGCACCCGACGTCTCAGTGAGGCCCAGGAATAGCCACCACTCATCGATGACCGTCACGCGGCCCTTGCCGGACTTGTAAGACTTCGACGTCGACGCATCATCCACCGAAATGGTTACTTGCGTGGCATCGTCAGGCTTCTTGATGTGGGAGACAACAGCCTCGCGCACCACGTAGTCAAGGCGCGCCTCGTCAATCACCAACGTCGGCGCAACCGCAACACGGCGCGCCTCAATCAGCATCGAGGCATCCTCGATCCACATGTACCACTGCTGCTCCGTGATGGAGCCGATTTCAGGGGCGGCCTGCCCGAGAGCAACCGCGAGCATACTGGGAGTCACAGACATGACCGCCCCCTTCTGTTTAGTTGTTATTCAGACTTTTTCGGACGCCCGGCAGGGCGCTTCAGCTCGACCGGCGCGGCGTCAAAAGACACCCACTCGTCGCCGAAGCGCCCATCCTTGTCATCAGAAACGCTCACGACAACGCTCGTTGCCAGGTTGCGAAACTTAGACATTCGTTACGGCATCTTTTACGGTGCTGAAAGCGTCCAAATCCATAACGCCCCATCCGTAAACGACCTCGAGACGCAGTGCGACCTGGTTCTGACGCTTGAGGTCGCCCAGGCCGTCCGGGTCTCCGTACTTGATCAGCTCGACGGGGATGTTCTTCTGCACGCCCCAACGGAACGCATCCCACTGGCCGATGATCGCCTTGATGTTCGAGTCCGCCGAAGCCTCGGGGAGACCCGAAACAGTGGAAGACGAGAACGCCGGCAGGCCCTCGAACGACGTAATGTTGGCACCGAAGCCGAGCTCGGGGTACTTCTTGCGGCCGTCAGCGTAGCGAGCGGTAGCGATCTTCCATGCGTAGGTCGGGTCGAAGGCGATGCCGTTGGGGATGTACCCATCGGCGATGATCAGACCCGCGGCCTGCTCAATGACGAGATCCGGCGTGGTCAGGGTCGCCGTGGTGATCTCGACCGAGTTGGTGGTCGATCCGATGCGGTCGCCAGCGACAATGCCTGCTGCGACGGTGCCCGCGCGCGGGTTGATGCCGTGGAAGCCTCCGAGGTCGAGCGCTCGCGCCAATGCCCCACCACCCTCGCTTGCCAGCGTGGAGAGCACGCCCAGCTGGTAGGCCTCGTCGGCCCACTGGACTTCCTCGTTGAAACGCATCGTCACCTGGAACTTGTGAGGCGTGACGATCTTGGTCCCGAAAGTGCCGTTCGTGTCGCCCTTGGAGGCACCTTCACCGACGAGCTCGGCGCGAGGGCGACCGGTGAGGGTCATGTGGGTGACTTCGCCGAACTGCTGCGGTTCGGCGCCCGACAGTGCTGCGATGGCAGAGCCAGTCTGGCCCTTCTTCCACAGTCCTTCGGCGATGTTCTTCGGGAGAGTGAGGCCCGAGGTTGCGAGAATTGCCATGGTGGTTTTCCTTTGCTGTTAGTCGCTCGAGCTGAACAGTGCGCCAACGAATTCGGATTCGCTGGAGTGCTGCTTGGTCGGCGATTTGCCTTCTGTGGGGACGAGAAGCGGGGTGCTGCTCTTGTCTCCCCGAAATGCGATGAGCGCGTCTGCGGATGCCTCAAGTTCGGCCTGCGTGCTGCCCGAAAGCAGCGCGGCAGGGACGCCCTTAGTGGCGGCGACGGTTGACCGGAGTGCACCGGATTTCAGCTCGGCGTTTTCACGTCGAAGCGTCTCGGTTTCCTCCGACTGGCGTTCAGCGTCCGTCTTGTCTCGGTCCTCGAACGCCTTGAGCTTCTGGGCGAGGTCGGTTGCCAACTTGTCTGAGGCCTTGCGAGCTTCACGCTCTGCGGCCAGAGCCTTCACGCCGCCCTCTCCGAGCCCTTCGGGTGCATCAGGCTTCGTGCCTTCTGCCTCGACAGGATCGGGGGTGACTGGCGCTTCTGGGGTAATCGGTTCGGACATGACAGTGCCTTTCGTGGAGCGGCATCGCGCCGCGGTGATCCGCCAGCCGTCGCGGCTGTGGATGGTATGTGGGGGCTAGTAGTTGGCTTCGAGGTAGTCGCGCAGGCTGGCACGCTGTGCGGGCGACTTGCTTTTAGTGCTCGCCTTGTACTGCATGACAGACGCCTCGGGCCCAGACTCGCCACCGCGGAAAACCGCCTCGGCGATGCAGTGGCAGTTGGGATGAGTGGCGAACGTGGCGGTCGCCTGCTTGTAGACGGCGCCACGGTCAGCGAGCATCTGGCACAACTTGCAGCCGCCAGAAGTGATGCGGCGCCAACCGATCGCATACGGGTCGTTCTGCTGATTGACCATCGTCGCGTCCCGGTATGGGCGCGCGACCTCGAGCTGGATTAGCTCGCCCATGCGGGAGCTGACCGAAAGCACATCCTCGGGATCAATGAGCAGCGGTTCAGCCGCCCACGCAATAGCCCTGCGCGTCTTCACTGTGCGGTCATTCTCGACAATCTGCGGAACGAATGCCGAGGTAGCGCCGGCCAACTCGCGCTGCGTCTCGTAGTGATCCAGCGCGAGTGCCGACGAGCCATCCGAGTAGTAATCAATCAGCCCGGGGATGTTGTCCAGTAAGGCCAGCCGCCGCACCTCCGGGGTGCCCGATGTGCGCGAGAACATGTCGAGTCCAGCGGCCACAGCCTCAGCCGTGAGCCGTTGGAGCATCGCCCTCGACTCACGCGCTGTTGGCATTGTCCTGAGTTGCTACTGCCGGCGTCAGGGCCGCTACAACGGCACGCCCTGCTGCACGTCGCTTGTCAGCCATCGCCCGCCTCACCTGCTGCTCGTCAAGCCCGAGAAGTTCAAGGCCAACCTCAGTTTCAGCGAGCCACGGAACGACACTGAGTTGCTTCGCGCCAGCATCAGCAGCGGCAGCCCGTGAGATGAACTTCGGGTCGCGCCACTTGGTATCAATGCCGGACCATTCAGCCGGAACCGCAGTAAGACCCTTCTGCATTGCGAGCGCCCGTGTGACCGTGCGGCGAATAGCAACCGACCAGTCATCCGTTGCACTCTCAGCCGCAGCGAGAAGGCTCTTTTCAGCCTCCGAGAACGCATCAGCCGCAGTGGGGTTAGCCATGTCGGTCAGCGCAAAGTCAGAATCGGAAAGATCCAGCTCGCGCGCCATGAGCTTCGCCAGCGCGTTCAACTGCGCCAGGTGCGGCTCAGGTGACTCGGCTGAGAACTGCTTTACGTCAGCGCGGGGATTGGCGGCGTCATCGTCGTCGGGGATTCCGAACGAGCGGCCAAGCGCGACTTGCCACGATGACTTCGCGGAACCGTCAGCGTTCTTGAAGATTGACTCATCCGCGCCGAGAAGAATGAACTTCGGGATGGCGTAGATGTCCATGTGTGCCTCAAGCCGAACGAGAGCACGCAACGCGGCGTCCTGTGTCGACATGACAGCGCGAGTGATACGCGAACGGCCCATACGGCGACCAGAGCGCGGCCCATACACCAGCGGCTCAACAGGGACGCCCCATGTGTGCGTCGCGCGGCTCGTGGTCCACACGGCGCCGTTCTTCTCCGCACTGATAATCAGGTTCGGCAGGTACAGGATGAACCCGGTAACGTCGTCCTCATCGCGGGCGGTGATGGACAGCAGGTTGTCGAGCTTGCGAGTGCGCACG